CGCTCGTGTGAACAGGCTTGTGACGTCAATGCCCCTCGGGGCTTTTTCACGCTCCCTACCAGTTCTTGCGGACGAGCAGTTGGTGGTGCGCACTACCGCCCCAGCTTTGTTCGCGCTTTGCGTAGGTGGGTTGTGTTATGCCCTCCAGGAGATGGGGCAGTGAGTCCCGAGATATACGGCGCCGTGATAGTGGCCGCGGATCTTCCCCAGTGGGTCTCGTATCAAAGAGAGCCGGTCATGACCACGCGCGAATGCGCTGCTGGTTCATGGACCGAAATGAGCTCAGTAAGACCCCTGGAACCCGGAAGTTTCGCAGCCCTGCGGCGTACGTGTCTTGGGCCTTGTCCCCAATCCGAGAGGCCCGGCCTCACGTACCTGTGGCCAATCAAGGGCCAGCCCTCGAAAGGAATGACGGCGGTTTGTACCTGCCCCGCAACCCTGATGTCAGTTTTGCGTAAACGGATGTTGGGGTTGTCACTGGGCGCAGAGAGTCATGTGGAGGTGTTATTCACCATAACCTATACCGCAATGACGTCAATCCTAGTTGGAGATGGATGCTGGCCCAGGGTCACACCAGAGGTCTTGATGGCCAAGTGGGACTCCACGAAGCGGGCAAGGTGGTTGGAGGAGCGGCAGCGAAAGACGTGCGATCCGACGGCATGGTTGAGGCGATGCCGGGTATTTGTAAAAGATGAAGCCGTGAACCGGGAATCGGTAGCACGTGATACGTGCGCAACCCCCTTCTCCCAGTTCAAGCCGGAACGGCAGCATAAGGGATTCAAATTTCCGCACCTGATCTGCAATCCCCATGGCGCAGCCTGGGAGAGAGCCGTGAAAGGTCTGGAGAACCTCGTGAAGAAGCGGGCGCTCTCTTTTCAGCTGGTTTTCCAGCTGAAGAATCAGAGCGTGCAGCAGAAACAAGTGGTTATCCGACGCCTGTGGCAACAGGTGTGCGGGGTTGACAAGGAATCCCTGATAATTGGCTTTGATGGAGCAGAATGGGATGCATCGTTCCCAGCGGTTGCGACCGCGTTGGAGGCGGGCATCTTGACGCGTGTGATGAGTAGGAAAGAGCGACGTGCATATTTGAAGTACACAGCAGGACAAACGTTCTCGTTCGGAAAAAGGCGCGGACGGGTGCGACTCGTGGGGAAGCGCAGGTCAGGCGACCCATACACGTCTGGTGGTAACGGCCTGACAAATTGCTGCATTCAGTTAACCGCCCTGGCATATGCCCTTTCGGCAGAAGATGATTTTGAAGAAACTTTGGCAAAGCTGATTGGGGGCTGGGGCAGGACAGTAGCGGTGGTGACGGAAGGCGACGATGCGTTGATCTTCCTGTCTTCTGAATTGCAGTTTGGTCCGTACCACCTAGACAGGTATAATCGCCTTCTTCATGCGTTTGGGATTCGAACTAAGTTGGAGACGCGAAAGGGCAATTCCCCTTTGTCCCCGGAGTTTTGTGGAGTTCATTTCGTTGGGCCGGCTGGTCCGGACACACCGAATTGTCTCCCAGCTGCACGAAGGACGTACCGGAAGTTCCTGACGAGCATCAATATTGGTTCTGCTAAACGTTCGATAGCAAGCATGGCACGGCTGAAGGCCATGTCCCTGAACGCGCAATTTGGCGATATGCCGTTCTGGGGCCATATAGCAGCGGTCTCCCTGAGCCTGTATCCGCAGGGGAGGGTGACGACCCGCGATATCGTTCGGTTCGGACAATATTCTTTGCTCAGTTCCTACAACACGATTGAGGAGGTGAAAGATGCTTTGTTTGCCAAGCTGGCCCCTAGGAATGTGGATAGATCGCAATTGGAGC